CATGGCCCCAGCCAAGCCAGCGGCGCGTTTCTTTGCAGCGGCCTATCGCGTACTGGCCAAGTAAGTCGTCCAGGCCGCCGCCGTCGCCGCCCATGGTGACGACCTCAGATCGCGCGATCAGGTCATCCAGCGAGAACGTCCGCTCGAGCACGCCCTGCTGCTCCCAGAACTCGGCGCCGGGCCATCGATCCGAACGAAGATTCAGCCCAATCTCAACGTTTAGGTGCTTACTTAGAAAGCCGCGCAGCGATTCCTCGCCGCCGGCCTGAGCCTTGCGCAGCTCTCGCTCAAGAAACTCAGCGTCTACCGAGAAGCCGAGGTTGGGATTGACGATGCCGAAGTTTTCCGGTTTCAGATGCTCGCCGGCGGCGATCATCTCTTCCGGGAATTCGTAAAGCACTGGCACAAAGCGCGGGTCATTGATTTTCCCGTCGCGCACGTCGCGCGCGTACTGCAGCTTCTGTCTGAATACGCCCGCCGGCGGCTCGTCGGACTGCGTCGTCAGGTAGATTACGAAGCCCTCCGGGCGCGACGCCAGGCCGCCGATCGCTTCACGCAGCATGTTTTCTGCGTTCGCCTGCTTACCGAACAGCCAGATCTCGTCGACCAGAGTGCCGACAGACTTCTTACCGGCTGCCGTGTTGGCGTCAGCTGCGATCACTTTTAGTGTCGCGGACGTACCGCGGTGCGTGATGGTCTTGATGTGGGTCTGGACCTGCATCAGGTCGTCCAGATCCTCCTCGTGCTTCACCATGTCACGGCTCGGCGCGAACGAGTTCGCGGCCACCTCGAGCGTCGGAGCGAGAATTGTGAACTCGCCCGACATGCGCCAATTCAGGATCAGCGCCGTCATCATGATGCCGGCTGCAATGGTCGACTTCGAATTCTTTTTTGGAATCAGGATGAACCATTCCGTGATCAACCGCCGCCCCTCGGTGGCCGAATCGGGACGAGCGTCGTACGCGCCGAAGATCGAGGCGACTAGGTCGAACACCCACTGGTCGCAGGCATCACCGAAGGTCGGGCTACCCGGAGCGTCGACAATCTTCAATTGCTTGAAGATGTGGACCGCGTGCTCGGCCTGCTCGGGAAACAGCGGCGGCGGAATGATGGACTGGCCCTTCTTCAGCCGCTCTTTCCAATCGAGACAGGCCGTGGACCACTCCATATGCATTCCCTTACTTCACACGCTTGAGCCCTGGCGCCGCCGGCGTGCCGAATTTATTGGCGGCTTTTTTCGCTGCGTCGGCCTGCGCATCCTTCTTCCCGCCCTCGCCCAACTTCTGGTGCTTGAACGGCAACATGGCCTTTGCGGCATCGATCCGATAGCGGATATCGGCGGCCGGTTCGTTCATGATGTTGGTGAGGAACTTTATCGGGTCATCGGTATGCGGGATGTCAAAATTGACTTCGTCCGAGCTACCGCTCGAACCCGCAGGCTGCTGCGACTTGCCGGGGCTCGGCGGCGTCTTTCTCTTGCTTTCGATGTAACTTTTAACCGGCGGCTCTTTAACAAGCCGAGACCCGGCGGCCGATGCCGTTTTTTCGCTGTAACCGGCGCGAATCGCCGCTTCCTTATTGGAGAACCCGGCCAACACGGCATCGGCGAAGGCTCGCTGTTTGCCTGTTAAAGCCATTAACAAATTCCTCCACGGGCGAAAAATTCTATGGATGAGGGACATAGCGGTGTCTGGGATCGATTTGACCCAGAGGCGTTTGGGGGTTATCCCCCTCGGGTCAGACGCGAGGCGGGCGCGAGCCTCATCGCCCCCGCGACCGCTCCGCAGCCTCAGCCGCCGACTTCGCGTCGTGGCAGGGCTGGCAGAGGAGCTCTTTGTTCGTGTCGTCGTCCGCGCCACCCTTCCACAGCGGCTCGATGTGGTCCACCGCGGCACCGACGCTCACTCGGTCATGACGCAGGCACTCTTGGCATAGGCCATTGTCGCGCTTACGGATGCGCTCACGATCCCGCACGCCAGCCCATCCACGCTTGCGCTGGACCGTGTCCGGTCTAACCGGAGCGAGCACGGCGATGCGTCCTCCAGATGTCTGCAACCGCGGCTTGAGTGTGGTGAGCTTCATTAGTCAGTCGATCCCGCCATGCGAGATGCCGTAGAACTTCGCGATCTGGTCCGGCGAATACACGAGCGGAGCGCACGGTGGCAGTCGCGACGTGCGCGCCATGAACTCCCGGTGCGCCTCGTCGGTGCGGTTGCGCATCCAAGCATCAAAGTCGACCTTCTCAGCAGCCCGATCTACGATTGGTTCAAGCACCCAAAGGTGCTGCGGCGGAATGGGCGGATGCATACGAACCGGCTTCCAGCGACTGATAAACCATGCAGCCCGCAGCGACTGGAAGACCGAGAAGCCGAACTCGCGCCAGCTGCGATACGAGTTGGCGAAGCGCTGATGGAACGGACGGCGGCGAAGGAAGATGACGTTACCACCATCGATCATCGCGCACTCCAGATGTCATGCACTTCGTCCCGCTCGGGATATTGGCCAGTTGACGGCATCGACGGTGCTCGGCGCTGCTTCCTGAACAGTTCGCGCCGCAACCCGCGCACGTTCTCAGGCAGGCTGCGCGCCAACTCAACGAACGACATGCCAGCGGCGCCGTAGCCCTTTGCGCGAAGGATCGACTTGGCATCCTCGCAGTCGACGAGGTGCGCGGCGATCTGGTTCAGGCGCTCGATGTTCGCGACCTTGGATTCGTTGGCACCTGCACCCAGCACGGCGCGCAGGATCTCGGCGCGGTAGACGTCGATCGGGCCTTTCATTTCCGCGCCTGCATTGCGATGCGGTTCTGCTGCAGTTGGATGAGAACCATCACCCAGGCGCGCTCAGCTTCGACGGTCATGTGCATGGCGCACCTCAGAATAAAAAATGCCGCCCTCGCATTGTTGCGACAGGCGGCCAAGTCCCAGAGAGAGGGAGGAGACAAGTTGTGGCGGCCGCTGCTAGCAGTCTGGCGCCGCGCAGTACGACATATGCTTACGCTGATTTACTGAAACATCTAGAAACTAACTCCTACTACTGCACGCAAACTCGCCATGATACAGCTGCGCCGCAACTGCATACGCTTTTGCCGCATCATCAATGGTCTTGAACAGCCCAAGATAGATCCTCTTGCCATTAACGACTATACGTGCATTCCACAGCGAAATCCGCTTGTCGAATCCAACTCCCTTAACCCCAGTCTTTGATCTGCAACTGAGCTTCTTGTTATAGGAATTTTGCCGCGGTGTAGCCTGTCGCAGATTTTCTAGGCGATTGTCCAGCCGATTGCCGTTGATATGGTCAATCGGATTGGTCGGATATTCCCCATACGCTAGCGCCCATGCTGCTCGATGTGCCCGAACGCTAATGCCATCAACTGCAAAGCGCAGATAACCGTCTGAAACTCGACCAACAGGTTTTCCGTGCAGCCATTTTAACTCGGGATGAATCCACTTGAATAATCCGGTTTTAGGATCGTATTCCACGACTTCACGCAACCGATCGACGCTCACTGTCTTCATGTTTGCCAGTCCATGCGCCCGCGATGGAGGTCCTGGCAGGGTGTGGGCGCACCTTTTCGGAAGCTATCCTAGCCTTGACCATTGATGGTTGCCACTTACGGCGGCAAGTCGCCGACGGCGCATAAGGCAGCGTTTGCCGCATCAACAGTCGGGGTGAGATCAGCGGGGCCAAACCGCTGTGCGTCGGATAGTTACGAACCCCAAGGCTATCTGCCAAGTAGGCCGTAAACGACAAAGCCCGCCGAGTTGGCGGGCCTAGTCACGTTCCTTACAGGCGAGCGCCGGCTTTATTGCGGGCTGAGCACTCGACTGCCCCGGGTGATGTTGGCGCCGTAGCGCGCATTACATTTTGCCGAGGGAACTGTATGGAACAGAAGTTTACGCCTGTTTTTTTCCTTGCGCAACAGCGATCTCAGCAGCGGCGCGCGTGACAGCGAGACGAGTGGCTGCGCGCTTGTCGTCGCCCCACGGGACATTAATTACGCGTTGCATCGGCGCCACCGCCTGGGTCTCTCGGTTTACCGCGGACTGAAAGACGTCAATATTCAAGTCAGCCGCCAGGTTGAACGTATCGTCACCGTGCCGCAGCGGGTTCCAGTTCCACGCGGTCGAGCCATCGGGAAAATGCAGGTTGACCCACTGCTCACCATCGACGAGTTCGACACGCTCGGCGCCCAATGCGCGCGCAGCTAACGTCAGCAGCTCAAGGTCGACCTCCCGCAGGCCGGGCCCGCGCGGTGGCTGAATAGGCATGCCGTGCTCGTCGTCGTCATCGCTAGGCTGCGGCTGGTCCCCGAACCAATCCACGCGCTTGAATACGTGATTACTCATCAATATCGACCTTGCGCCACTCATTGCCAATGAAAGTGATCTTGATCGAGACAGACTTATCACCTTTGATATATCCGCCCTCACCGTCTGGAACAGGTTCGAATTCGGCCTCATGTACTAATCGGCGCACAGGACGGCCATGCTCCAGATCGTCAGCTATGCCGCGAAGCTCTTTAATCAGTCGCTCCATAAAGGAGCCGCCCGGCGAGCCCACTTTATCGCTCATGCCGCCCTCCTCATCTTCGCGCCCGCGCGCGCACCATGCGCATGATACAGCCCTTCCAGTTCGGAGATCATATCTTTGACCCGCTCAACTTCGAGAGCGCCGCCGGCGATCGGCTCGCGACCCGTACCGGCGCAGTGCGAGCACGCGCGGCCGGCGGCAATCTTCGTGCCGTTGCACACCTCGCACTCACCCTGCAGCCAGTGGGCCAGCGACACACGAGCAATCTTCTCGTAGATGCCGTGTGCCGCCTTGATGTCCCATTCATGCTTGATCTTGAGCCACTGTCTGTCCAGGCCCTTTTGTACGACGACCTTCGTCCAGGCACGCAGCAGCGCGGCCAAGTTGTGGTTGCCCGCCTCAAAGGTCTTGCGATGGGTCCCATCGGCGTACTTCGCACGGGTCAGGAGCGAGCCAAATACGCTACCCGACCCACCCGTAAGGTCCGCCAGCGCAGCCGCGGCAAGCGCCTCAGTCTGACGGTGCAGTTCGTCGTCCCTCAGGTCCGACGTGTTGAGCGATTGAAGGTACTTTTCGACGAACATGGCTTGCTCCTTGGAATGAATAGGAGCTTAGCACTCAGCAATAATCCTCGAAGTTGTTCCGACATTTTCCAAATTGCAAGGGCGCGTGCAGCAAATCTGTATACATGGCATACTTGAAAAATGGAAACATTTATCGCAGTATTAAAAGAAATCATGTTCGCGTTCGCAGGCAGCGCCCCGCTTGCTGTTGCCGGCATCTTCCTTGGGAAGCATTGGATTGAAAAACGCGTCGAACATGAGTACGGGAAGAAGATGGCGGATTACGAGAGCGCGCTGTCACGAGCAGCGGCGCGGGAACAAGAGCAGCGAGAAATAAGATATCGCGCAGCTCTGATTTCGGATCTTTTATCAACCTGGCTCGCTGGCAGCCCCGCTACAGGAGGCGTAACCGATTATGAGAAGCTTAATCGCCTCTCGTTTGAAGCATTTCTTTGGCTTCCGCAGGACATTGCGACCGAGTTATCAAAGACGTTAACTCATGCAGATGGAGCGCTCTCCGCGCGCGACCTGATTGTTCGGGTTCGCAAGTACCTACTAGGCGATAACGACTCACTTCCTGCCGCAGCCGTAATAACTTTCTACGACCATGCCGCTGCTGTGAGACGTGGCAACGAAGCACTTGCGCGGGCCGCCAATAGCGCCTCTCAGCCGAATTAGATTGACGAAGGATCTCTACCACACGGCTGCACCGCCTCCCCCACGCGACGCCTAACCGCTGGAATGTGCCCCGATTTCGATTCGCACCGCCCCGGGCTTTGCCCCGTACTCCCGCCTGATTGTGACAGGGTCGAATTGACTGTCGTTGATCTCTAGGGCGTCGGCAACGCCGTCTAGCGCCGGCTTGCAAGCGGCAAGCAGGTTATCCCGGTCTCGATGGCGCCGGTCCGGCTGGATGAACGTGATCACCAGCGGCACGGTCTGCGCCTTGGTGCGCTGTACGTCGTACCATGCCGTGCCGAGCGCCGCTACTCGAGTAAGTGCATAGGCGCTCGTGCGCGCAGACTTGCGCAGGGCAGACGTAGCTGCCCAATGCACGCCCTTGGATCGGTTCGGATTCAGGCGAGCATTGGGGAATGGCAGCATGAGCGCAATCACTGCCGCACCTCGATAGACGTCGCCACCGCGGCCGCGAGACGGTGCAACCGCGCATTGAACCAGCGTCGGATGCAGTACGACCGGACAACGCTAATGACCGTGTAGATCAGTCCCATTGCGAAGTTCGCGCCCAAGCTGATATGAAACCCGAACCACGGGAAGATCAGCAAATTGGCCAGATAGTTGATCGAGAAGCCTATGCATGTGTTGATCACGGCCTCGATCAAGGATTCAAGTCGGCTTTGCGTCATTGATCGAGCCCCGTGAACGTGATCGTGTAGTGCGTCGGGTTGCGGTCGGCGTACCGGTCAACGATGGCTGCGGCGCAAGCGTTCAGGCCCGGGTAGAACGGCTTCGAGCGCGGCGGGCGGTCATCGGTGAACTTCCCCTGGATCATGGCGTCACGCAGTACCACGAGGGAGGTAATCGCCTTCGTGATGTGCGACATACCCGAGTCCGGATCGATGTCTTCACCCTCCCACCAGTCCATCAGGTGGCGCATGGTGCCGTCGTAGTAGACCGATCCACGTACGCCGACTGCGCGATAATTGTGTCTGCCGTACTTGCTGGCACCCTCCAGCATCGCCACGCCCACCTCGGCGAGGACGTTCGCCGGAACGGTCGACATCGGCGCCTTGCGCATGCCGACCATGTCTTTCGGGTTGCTCGGCTTCGCGCCTTCGAGCGGGTGAAACGTCAGCATTTCGTGAGTGTCTTGCATGTCATCCCTTCGTATCGTTGTGCTCTAACTTGTCAGCCTCCACGGACGCTCGCCTGCTGCGCGTCGCGAGTGCCCTTTCAGCCTGTTGGCGCGCTGCCTCGACATGGCCTTGCAACCAGCCAAAGATGAACCCGACCGCGCCGCACAGGGCCATGCCGCCGAGTGCGGCGGCGATGTGAATCGCGCTCAATGCGCACCTCCGCTCACCTCGACGTCGTGAGTGCAGTTCTTCCCGCAACCCTCCTTCCATGCGACGTTGCCACGGCAGTTCGTGAAATAGCGATACCTGCCATCGTCCGAAAAGCGATAGACCGTACAGCCGTCCTTCGTGAACAGAGTGTCGACCTTGAACTGCGCATTGACCTGCTGCGTGGCCTCAGGATCTTTAGCGCAGCCGGCCAGCAGTGCGGCGAGGATCAGGATTTGTTTCATCGTTCAGTTTTTCCGTGTCGTTGTGGTTGCCGCCCGGGCTGGCCAGGCGGCGCTGAATCAATAAGCTTTGCCGCCAGCCGCAGCGCGATTCTCTGGCTTGTGGTCAGCCCGATGCGCGTTGTAGGCCAGCTTTTCAGCGATAGCACCTGCCAGATCCAGTCCGTATCCCCCAGCCAGATCGAAGATGCGGATCACGGCATCTGCTAACTCAACCTCGCGCATCTGGCGGTGCGGAAGCTTGTCGTCCATGAGCTTCTTTCGGTCGCCCTCCATGGCTTCGCTGATCTCTGAATGGATCAGGCAAAGCTTGTTTGAGAAGTGCAACGGGTTTGCTTTGCTGGTGTTGGGGTCGGCATCGTTCCACCAGCCGGCCGCGCGAGCGGCGCCGTGACAGATTTCCATGAGGCCGGCAGCGTAGATCCCTGCTTCGTTTTCGTTCGTCAGTGCCATAGTTTTTGAATTCCTATCAAGGCTGAGCTTCAGTTGGAGTGGACTGCTGTTGTTCTTTCGCGCGCTGCCTTTCAATC